TATCATTGGGGCAAATCATCGTTGTAAAGCGAGGTAGAGTTGGGTCATATTTTAGATACGGATTGATTGAATACTGAACCGAGGTATCCTGTTGAAGGTCGTGCTCGTACACGACAGGATTTGCCTTTGTAATCTCTTCTTCGTAAGGACAGCTACGGCATTTGAGATATGCAGACTTGTCTCGTTCCTCAATCGAGTAGAGGAAGTTGTTACACTGTGTACAGAACTTCATTGTGTCTTGTTTTATTAGAACGGTGTAGATTCCTTTTGAAATCTGGAAACATGCGTTCAAAACGGACAGTCCATGGCATTCTTCTCGGAGCTTACTAACACAGCAATGCCGACCCGCCTTGACTTCTTTCTAGGAGGAAATCCTAACGGAAAGTCAGACCAAGAAAGGTCAGGACGTAAAACTGAAAAGGGGCAACCCTATACCTTCAACACAATGGATGGATACGACCACTGGCTCGTCAATTCAGATGACCTAAATGACTTCTACAAACTTTACTATGCGAACCTCTTGAACGGTGTGCCGATGTACTACACCGAGCGTTGTACGCCTATCGGACAACTTCGTATTGATTTGGACTTCAAGTACGAAGGCGTGGTCGAAGAACACAAGCACACACAAGCCCAAACCATCAACTTCGTCAAAGCCTATATGGAGGAAGTGCGAAAGCTCGTAGACTTGAAAGACGATGTGGAAATCTATGTGCTTGAGAAGGACAATCCAACCTTCCAGTCCAACAAGAACCTCTCTGCATCCGGCATCCACATTCAGATTCCCTCTATCAAGTCTCGTCCTTCCGTAGAAGAGACTGTGAGACGTGTGTTGGTGCGCCGAATGGAAGAGTTCTTCCCAAACCTTGGACTCATGCACGACTGGAACAAGGTCTACGACACGAGCCCACTCAATCACAACGGACACTGGCCCATTCTAGGCTCCAAGAAGAAGGACGATGGAGCCCTTCCTTACAAGATTCGCTATGTGCTCGACTACGACCATGAAACCGGTGAACTCAGTGTGGATACCGAAGTCCCCGCAGTGCCTACCTTGGACTTGATTCGTAAACTCTCGACACGTTCTCTTCCATCCGAAGAGTCACCCTTGACACCCTACGGCGAGCAGAACTGCAGGGCACCCTCTACTGAAGTGCCTCGGTCCGTTTCCCGTGGACGCACAACCACACGAGACACAAACGATTCTCGTGCGTCCTCTCCTGGACGACAATACATTGAACCCTTGACTGCAGTTCGTAAACAATACATTCGCGACCATGTCTTCAACCTCAAACCCGAGCGATACACCGACTATGGTGCTTGGATTGAAGTAGGCTTCTGCTTGAAGAACATCCACCCTGACTTGGAAGATGTGTTCCAAGACTTCAGCGAGCAAATCAATGAGACAAAGCCAGGCAGTTACAATCAGTCGCAATGCATGAACAAGTGGAACGGATTTAGCTTCCGCGTTGAGGGTGAACGACTCGGTGAAAAGAGCTTGCGATACTGGTCTCGAGAAGACAACCGAGCTGGTTACGAGGAGATTGAGAGTCGAAATGTGGATAAGCTAGTGGATGATGCCGCTGCGACTGCGACCGATTACGATGTGGCCTTGGTCGTCCACGCAAAGTACCGCGACGAATTCCGATGCGGTTCCTTCGTCAACAACGATTGGTACTACTATGTCGGACACATCTGGAAGAACTCAGAGAAGGGTGTGGAGCTCTTGAAGCGTCTGTCTTCGGATGTAGCCAAGATGTTCTTGGAGAAGTCACTGATTGAAGGTGAACGACTCAAACATGTTACATGCCAGCATAAGGAACATGACCCTGAGTGCGATGCGTGCAAGTCGGAAAAGAAGATGAAGGAATACTCTGTGGTCCGCATGAAGCTCAAGAGCAATGCATTCAAGAACAACATCATGCGCGAGTGCCAAGTCCTGTTCCACGACGCAGAGTTCGCTAAGAAGCTCGATGACAACAAGCACATCATCGCCTTCAATAATGGAATGTTCGACACACTCACACAGACCTTCCGTGAGGGTCGACCGGACGACTATGTCAGCATGTGTACCAACATTGACTACAAGCCCGACATGAAGTACCACGAGTTCGCCTGCTGGAAAGACCTCAATACCTTCCTCGAACGAATCTTACCCATCCCCAGCGTTCGCATGTTCTTCCTCAAGCACCTTGCGACCTGTATCTCGGGTGTCTTCCAGCCTCGGTTCATGATTATGACGGGTAACGGTTCGAATGGCAAGTCGATGTTGCTGAACTTGATGGCGACCGCGATGGGTGACTACTGCTACAAGGTGAATGTGGCGATGTTTACACAGAAGCGTAACAAGGCAGGTGCTGCAGCTCCCGAGTTGATTCGCATGAAGGGTCGTCGCTTCGTGATGATGTCCGAGCCTGACGAAGGAGAACCATTGTCTACAGGTGTTCTCAAGGAATTGACGAGTTGCGAGAAGGTCTCTGGACGCGACTTGTTTGCGGGCTCCAAGCAGATTGTAGAGTTTGACGTCCAAGCCAAGATGCACTTGGCGTGTAACGAGAAGCCACCCGTGAATACCAATGACGGAGGCACCTGGCGACGATTGAAGGTGGTCCACTTTCCGTCCAAGTTCGTAATGAACCCACAAGGACCGAACCAGTACATGGTGGATGAGACGATTCAGCAAAAGGTGTTGTCTTCCGAGTGGGCGACCTGCTTCATGAGCTACTTGATTCACCTCTACACTGAAGGCAAAGGACTTGGAAAGCTGTCTCCACCTGCAGAAGTCGATGCGTACACCAACGAGTACCAGGACGATTCAGACATCATTGCTCGATTCATTCGCGAGTATGCACATACTGACGAACTGATTGAGGGAAATACGGTGTCATGGAATGATGTGTCTTCGACCTTCCAGGAGTGGAAACGTCAGAACGAGTTGGGCCATCGTGGAAGCGCGACGGACTTGAAGAAGCGATTGGAGGAACGATTCGGTAAGTACCCTAGGAACGGATGGACCGCCTTCCGTTTCGGCGGCGTTTAGCGGGTCTCTTCTCTTTGTTACGGTAGGTGCGCTTGCGTCCACCTCGAACACCATCTGCGGTGTTGGCAAGCGGAACGGTGTTTTTTGCTTGAGTCAACTCGGTGTTGGCAGTACTGAGCTCAGAATCAAGACGAGTCACCTCCTCTTTTGCCTTGGTTAATGCAGCTTGTGCGGAATCCACTTTGGCCTGTGCGGCTGCAACAGGGTCTGTGGGCTTAAAGGGTGATGAAAACGAAGGAAATGAAAACCAACTCATTATTCTATTCAACTATTATGTTCGGCTGGCGCCAATCTTGGAGAGGTAGTAGGTGCGGAGGACGCCAATCGCGTAGACGACGATGGCGAAGGAAATCATGAGCTGAATGGTCGCGGCCAAGAGCTCACCAGTTTTGAGGGTGACACCGCCGACGACCACGACGGATTCGGTCAAACCCTTGCTTCCGAGAGGGGCAAGGAGAGGGGCGATGATGCCGTCCGTGAGTGCGGAGAAGAAGCGAGACACCACTGAACCGAGGTAGACTGCCGCTGTGAGAATGATGATATCCTTTGTGTCTAACATTTTGTTTAGAAGCATGGATAATCTTTTGGAGGTAAGTGAACAATGGATACCCGATTCTGGGGGCCTTCGGGATGGCAATTATTTCACTTGATTGCCTTTCAATCGCCGTCTCCCCGCGATGTATTGGACGATATGAAGGATGTGTTGCCGTGTGCGTTTTGCCGCGCCTCGACGACCGAGTTTGTGAAAGCACACCCTCCCTCCAAACCCTATGGTCGGTGGCTCTACGACCTACACAATAAGGTCAACGCAAAGCTTCGGCGACAGTGTTCCGAGGACCCCTCGGTGATTTGTCCCGAGGCAGACCCCGAGTTTGAAGAAGTGAAACGGCAGTATGAAGCCATGAAACCGACCGCAGTGCCTGGACGAGACTTCTTGATGGCGATTGCGTATAACTTTCCAGCCGAACCCGAGCCGCGAGACATGTCGACTCAACGCGAGTTCATGTATCATTTAGCCGATGCGTATCCGTTTGAAAGCTTCCGCAGTGTGTTTCAATCGTATCTCAAAGCCCACGAACCCGTCTTGAAGAATCAAAAAACCTATACCAAGTGGATGTACGGACTTCTTCACGAGTTATCGACAACTGCAAAGGTTCCAATCAAGAGTTATCGTGGCTACATGGCCCATTTGGCGTATTACAAGAGCGGTTGCTCGCGTAAGACGTATAAAGGAAAAACCTGTAGGCGTTTGGGTGGAGGGAAGTATACGAAGCAACGAGACCACAAGATGACACGCCGTGTCACTCATAAATCCTTATTATAGTTACTTCTTCTTGTCTTTTAAGGCTTCCAGTTGGCGCACATGTTTCGCAGAGTAACATGTGTCCTTACCTTTGGCCTTGTCTTTTGCGGATTTCTTGCTTTCTCTACGAGTTTTAGGGTCTTGGTCCATGATAGAGACGGTTTGTTTAGTACAACTTAAATCCGTTTTCCATAGGTCTTCTTGGCGAGCTTCATGACCGCACGGAATGTCTTGCCCTTGTTGGCTCGCATGGTCTTCTTGACATGGGATAGCCATTTGGAACGCTTACCAGCTTTGTGTGTCTTGTTAAAATTAGCCGCATGATAATCTCGAGGCATTACCGGGGGTTGTTTGACGGGTCCATACATCGGACCTGCCTCGCTGGAGGAGGGTTCGACTGAAGGAGATGGAGAGCTTTTACGAGATAGAGGGGCTGAGGGGGGTGCCGGTACATTCTTTACTTCATCAACTGCTAAACCGCCGCGTCGTGTCTTTGCCATTTTATTGAGTACTCAAGAAAACTTGTTTAGTAGAGCTTGAAACCCCGTCGGGACTTGCGGGACTTGCGGGACTTGCGGCCACCTACAATGGCTGCACTGCCTGAGCCTGGGGCAGCACTTGTGGTCATGCCACCGCGCATGGTCTTCTTGTAGGTCTTCTTAGCCATCTTCAAGACTGCGGACAAAGGCTTGCCCTTGTTGGCCTTCATGGTCTTCTTGACGTGGGTCATCCATGCGCTTCGCTTCTTGCCTCCTTCCATTGACATTGATTCACTCATTTTGTTTAGTAGGTAGGAAAGATTCTGAACGCAGTGCTTCAGGTTTTTCATGGAACCCACCCCTGCTCGAGTCGAACAAATTCCACTGGCATCCCAACGCCAAGGGTTTATCTTTTCGAACATTCACCGTCCGAAGTTCGGCGTCCGGTGCGACCATGACGATATGGTCTCGAGTGAATCGAATCAACTCTTTTTCATCGCGTGAATGAAGGGCTTGTTGATAGGTGAGTCGTCGCAATCCAGACTCAGTCCATGAGAGATTCACCAAGTCATCTAGGTCGGTTCCCTGTGTGCCTCCGGAGACAATCAAGACCTTATCTTTCAAGCTATCGAGAGGAACTGTAGCCAAGTTCTTGGTTGTAGAGACTAATCGACGACGCACGGTCGTCATCAGATGTTCGGCTATACGATTCAATACAATCGTCTTGGTGGTATGCGGTACAATCGACAAAATGAACGGGTCATTCGACGGGAATGCATCGTTCGCAATGAGGATACAGACCTGTTCGAAGGTGATGTTATCGGTCGCATAGTCGTATCCGTCATTTTGCGGTTGTCGCGCAACGACCGGATGGTCTTGTTCGTCCGAATACACATGGACTTCCAAGAGACGCACACCGCGAGCCAGTGCAGACGGAATGTCTTCAAACACAGACCCAGGTACATAGTAATCACAGAGTCGTTTGCGACTCATCAAGACAGGTTGGACTCCAAGGGACTCATCTTGTAAGAGGTATCCAATGAAGACAAGTAAAAGCACAATCATGAGCCATTCCATTATTCTTTTGCGGATGATTCTTTCTTGGGCATCGTGAACAACAGATTGCGAAAGAGATTCATCACCTCATCCGGCATGGATTGATTCATGGGTAAGTTCATCAAGCAAGCGTAGTGGAAATACAAGCAATACATTCCACATTCAGAATCCTTGTATTGATGTCGTGTCTTGTTGTAGGTCATCTTCATAGGCTTTGAGTGAATGCCTGTGGAATCCCACTGGTCTTTCCATCGTTTCATCAAGAGTTTGATTTCCTTCTCGGGTTGAGAGGCATAGGAATCGAAATAGGTCACACGAGGAAACTCCAATTCGGGGCGGACATCGCAAAACACTGCAACCCAATGTTGACCCGGTCCATCGTGTGGGTCTGTGTTGATGACAATTCCAAACTGCTGCTTTCCTCTGTCGTAGAGTGATTTGAGTTTCATGGAACACAAGGCAGACACCAAGCACTTTTGCGTTTCGGACTTCAAGTCAAAGTCGATGGGTACTGTACCCATGTAATGGTAATCGGCAAAGAGTTCGGTATAGTTACGCTCAACGGCATCAATGTCGTCTGAAGACAGCCATTCATATCGGTTCAACGACCATTCCTTGGGTGCCTTGGGTCTGCGTAAGAGACTAGAGACAATACATTCAGCTCGACCCGTCTTGCACTTTTCACGAAAG